CCATGCGTTCTGCGATTGAATTTTTTTCCTGAGTAGAAAAATCTGCGATAAAATAAATTTAGTGAGTGCGATATAAAGGGGAATAGGGATGCGCCGGAATGTAGAGCCAGTAAGGATTGCCGGTCATGCGCAGTCTAACTATTAAGATACGAAAAATTTTTGATATTGCCAAACATAAGCCTGGCCTGCGTTTCATCTAACAAAACAATTCATTCGTTAGAAATTATTTATTTCAACGTGGACTTGCATTAAAAAATATCTAAAATAATGGATTGCATAACGCATTGAGTATCAATAGGTTAGCATAAGTGACTGATAATCAACAGTTTAGGAATGTCTTATATAATATATTATGTTAAATAGCTAACGCATTGAGTATCAATTAGTTATGCGAAAAAAACTATATAACGGATATTATGTTAAATAGCAGAATCGTAACTTGTTGATTATCAATCAGTTATGCCGGCAAAGATTCTTTATAGAGTATCAATGCTTTATACATATTTTTTTTTGTAATGTCATAACTCGTTGATAATCAATAAAAAATCTTTCAAAACTATTTGGCCAGTTCCCGAAAATGTCGTAATTTAGTGTATTGAGTTGAAAGTAAGGCTCACCACATTAAAAAAAAATTATATATGAATAGTAGAATGACAAACGAATTTAACCTTTATACCGAAATCGCGTATAACACTTCTCGTAATGAAAAACCGCAATATAAAAACTTTGCTGCGAGTAAAATGTCTCAATCGGTTAAACCTAATACATTGGTTGAATTTACGGACTTTATGGGCCGTAAACACAAAGTTGCGGTTCGCAATAATACCGAATTGAAAAAACAAATGAAGTTTTTCGCAATGTTGAAAAAAGAGTCTGCAACGATTAAACAAATTATCTCGCAGTATCCTATTAAATTAGGTAAAGTTGAAAAACGATTTGTTGCCGATTGTAAAAGAGAATTAAAACAATTCGGTTTAACTAAAAAAGCCATTGATATAGTGTTAGGTTAATACCTACACTATTTTCATTTAAAGTAATCACCACTAAATTAAAAATATATGAGTAAGTCAAAATTGAATATAAAAAGTAAATATAGTATTAAAAAGGTCAAAAGAGTAATGAGAATGAAAAGCGAAGACTTTGAACCTACTACATTTGAAGTTTTTAAGGTATCAGGTCCTAACAAATTTAAAAAGTACTTTGTTAGTCGTAAAGACGCTAAAGCGTTTATTGATAAATACACCGATACGAAAATGACATTAGGAATTGTTAAAAACATTATGAACGAAATTAAATATAAATAATATGGGTACTCACATCACAATCTTTGAATTTATTGTTATATCAATCGGTTCAATTTTAAGTTACGCTTTTATTAAAGCCTTTTATCAAACATACATTAAAAAGTAATCATTATGAATAGGAAAAAACGAAACGATAGAAACCACATAGTATACGAGATAGTTAATACTGAAAATGGTAAGAGTTATATTGGAGTTACTGCGGCTATTGGGCGTCGTTTCCACTATTCTGCAAAACTACGATTACAAAAACATTTCAGTCGAGCTCGTAAAGAAAATAAGAATTGGGCATTGTATAACGATATGCGAGAATATGCACAAGAGGTATACGATTTGTTTATAGTAAAGATAGTAAGAGGTAAGGCTGCGGCACACCAATACGAAACAAAGCAATTGCAAAAGTTTCATTATGAATTAAATTCAACACATTAAAATAAAGATATGAATAAGAAAACAACAAAACAAACAAAGAGATTACCGAATGGTAGTTGGTTAAGTAAAAATGGTAGCAGGATTGACTCAAAGTTATTTATGCCATTGGCATTGATAGCAATTAAGTATGATAATACATTTATTGAAAGGGGTGAGTTACCAACCAAACAAAGAATGGTAGAAATTACCAAACAAATGAAGTTTATGGAAAGTGGTATAACCTATGATAAGGTAGTGATGTATTTGAAAATGATTGCGACTGGTAAAGCATTAGCATCGGGATACAATGATACACCAGTTCTTAAAACAGAATTGAATTCAATTAGAACATTTTTAATACAATTAAGTAAGTAATATGAGTAAAGGTCAAACGGACAATGAGCTGTATGAAGCACTGATTGATTTAGGATATGATTTCGGTGAAATAGATACCGAAGATTTTGACGAGGATGGATTTGCAGAGACAGCAGTCAATTTAGGATATCGCTGGGACGAGAATAAAAAAGAATGGTTTAACAAATAAAGTAAAGTATATGAGTAAGAAATTAAAAGAAATTAAGTTAGGTAAAAGAGGTTACAAAGCCGTAGTAAAGAATAAGAAATTCAATTTTGGTGATGGTAAGCACATCTATGAAGTGATTGAGTTGTCAGGTCCTAAAATGGACAAACCACGTATCTTTGTCGACGAGGAATCAGTACGCAAGTATGTAGGTGATATCGAAGTGGAAATGAAAATGGATAAGTTAGAAACTAGCTTAATCAAAAACGTATTGAGTAAAAAAGAGAAAAAAGAAATGATTGCTACATCAGTATTAGAAGGTGCATTGGTATCAACCAAAGCAACATTGGACCCGGCATATAGTACATTCTACAATGGCGGTAGTCTTAATGTAGAGAGTACAACCGCTAATGGTGAGGACACCGACAAATAATATACTATGAATTACTATCAAATAATGGCATTTGCCCAACAATTAAAACAAAATAAAAATAAGAATATGAGTAACAAACCAACGCACAACCCAACTACATTTGACGGTATGGATTCACCCAGAGACATTTGGGAGAGCAAAGTAGGATATGATTCTGCTAATAAGAAAATGATTGCAAAGGTATACAAACACTTATACAATGTAATGGAGTTTGCAACCAAACCATCGTGGGTAAAGATAATTACTGAAATGTTAATCGAAGATAACAAATTGGGTAAAGTGAGTGTTAACGGATACTATTCAACCATACGCACTAACTTAAAAGACATTGGAGTAATACAATACAATGGACGTAAGGGATTGAGTAAAGGGCCCAATTGGGACAGGTTTTATAGTGATGAAGATTGGAGTTGGTTTATAACTAATACCAATAGTGGTGGATATGGTACAATAGTAAAATAAATTTGGCAATACAAAATATTTTTCGTATATTGTATATACAAACAACGAAATAAAGATACAAGCGAAGCTGAGGTAAAAGGAAGCCGCCTCAATGGAGCTTGAACAATTAATAACTTAAAGGCAACCAAAAAAAGAACATGGCTAAGAAAATTAGTACAAAAGTGAATTATCAGGTAACAGAATTAGTAAACAACTTAAACGAAGCGGCAACGACTCAAAGTGAACAAAAGAGAGACTTCTTTACGACTAGAGCTTTGTATAACGCGAAGAGATTATCAACTATCTTATCTACGGCTAAAGTAGGTGCGATGGCATTAGTGTTAACTATTGGTATGGTAGCATGTGGTGCTCCTGCAACTGATGCGGCAGCAACAACTGATTCAACATCGGTAGTAGCAGCTGATACAACTGCAACTCAAGTAGTAGATACTGCGGCAGTAGTAAAATAATTTAGCACGAGGTTGTAAAGATTCCATAGCAATATGGTTGTAAAGATTCCTCGTCCTAATGAAGCGGTGAAAGTGTAATGGTTACCTCACGGACGTAAAAGCCCATGGGTTGCACACCTACCATACCAGGTAGGACGGGTTAGTTCAATTCTAGCTCACCGCTCTATATCAATAGCATATCGGTTACTTTACAAAATGGTTATTCTCCGATTTACTTTACAAATGAAGCTTTGATAGTTACAAAGTGGCACCCCGATAGTGCCACTTTTTTTATAACCAAATAAACAAATATGATTTATTTAAACACGAAGGTGCAAGGGTTAGGTCGTGCTCCCGCCGTTAAGATAACGAGTATGGCTCTGCGATGGTGCAAGAGACATCTGGGAGTGAACAAACGAAAAAAGTTTGAACCAATCTGGAACATAGTGAAAGGATATGGCGATAATGATTGCGGTGCATACGACGCTGACGATAACGAGATTTGGATATACTGGGACCAGTGCGAAACGGTTCGAGAGTTAATACAAACTAGCATACACGAATGGACACATCAATTACAACCAATTAGAACAAAATATTATAAATACCCTGGCTCATATAGTCGAAATCCATATGAGAGGGCAGCAAGACGAAACGAAGAGAAGTACACAAAAGAATGTTGGACACATATTAAAACACAAATAAGAAAATGGAATACGCAATAAAGAAACTGAAACAAGACGAGGTAGTATTAATGAAGAAAATTAAAGGTCTGCAAGATGGCAAACCGAAGTGGGCAGCAAGTGCACAACTTGACGAAATCAGGTCCGCTATTAAACTGCTAGAACGATATGAGAACATAACGGAGCAGGACATAGAGAATGAGGATGAGTATCTAAAACAGGTATTCGAAATGAGTCCCGCAAAAGCAAAAGCTTAGTCGGACAATCTTAATAAAAATAAAATCAGTTAAGTTATGAATAGTAATAGTATACAAGACACAATACATAGTATAGACATAGAGAAGTATAATAGTATAGAGAGAGAAAGAGAAAAGATAATGGGTGATAAGAAATTTATTGCATGGTTAAAGAAGTATAAGATAGGTAGTAGAATCGAAGTGAAAGATTATCGAGCTACCGAACTAATGCAACAATACACTAACTATCCTAAGTGGGTAGCGAGTAAGTATTAAAGAGAATATGGTTTGTTTGATTCATAGGTTCGTTTATTTATTTTAATTACAAAGAGCTCCTAATCATAGGATGAGCCGATAGTGTAAATGCTGTCGGTTTCTTTGTGCCCTTTTTTAAATGAGGCGGGGGCGGGGGCACGTGACAGTTACGTGTAACTCGGCAAAACAAGTTCGCTGAAAATCGGGTCGGATACGTGCGAATACCGGGGTCAATTTTTTTGTGTATAGGAGCAATTTTGACATGATATATGATATACACAAAGTGAAATTAAATGTTTTTCTTTTACTTAACTGATACTTATTTATACGATATCGGAATTAGTTGACTTATTTCTTAACCAAAACAAATGAAATATGGATGTATTAGATTTCGTTTTACACTTACCATTTTGGATAGGTGTATTAGTAG